CGCGATCGGCCAGCTTCTTGAGGTTGGCGCTCACCGAGGTTTGGCTGCGGCCAAGGCGTGCAGCGATCTCGAAGGTGCTGCTAGGATGGTGATAGACCGTCACCAGCACATCGCGCCATGAAGGATAGATGATCTCATCCATCTCAGAAGTTCCAAGGCTTCGCGTTGTATTGTGCAGCTACAGCGCGAGCGGCGCGCTTGCCGTCAACCTTGTGTTCAGCGATGAAATGGCGGCGACCGTCCTCAAGGATACTGATGGTCAGGACTCCATCGTAACGCTTGGTCGGTGCGGTGTAGTCTGCGATGCGTTGCATGTCGGTAACTCCGGTCTGCCTTGTTGATGTGGTGATTCTTCCCACATCCTCCCCGCCATGTAAAGGGGAAAAAGTATATTTCTGCGTCATCCCGACAAAATAATGTAGCAGCCGGTATGTGGTGAATATGAGCGGTGCGTCCTTTTCGCCTTGGTCCACACCGCCCAGGGGAGGGCCAACTTATCGGCTCTCCCCACCTTTTCTCGCATCAGAAGAATCGGCAAAGCCAAGCAGGATCGCCGCCAGCTCTCGCGCTTCATACGCGCCAAAATGCAGCCAGCCGCTCTTGCTGCTTTCCTGAATGAAGTCACCTTTGATGATCATCAGCAGGCTGTCGTCGTCCTCCAAGGTGACAAGGTATTCCCAGTCAGCTTCCGGCACCGGCACGCCAATGTTGATGATGCCAGCCGTTCGCACGTCCTCGAACATGGTGCGAAACGTCGCACGAGTTTTGTCCCAGTCCATCATTCTCTCCCTTCAAAAAACGCATCGATCTGCGCCTTGGCGTCCTCAGCACCGTAGCAGGTGATGCAGGTGTATCCGCTTTCCGTGAGGTATCTGATCCAGTCCTTCTGATCGGTGGATAGTCGGCCATCCTTCACCCGCTTCATTTCGATCCAGAGCCGGAAATACGGCACAAACAGATCAGGCACGCCGGGCGAAACACCTTCTGCCTTGAGCCTGGCGGCAGTGGCCTTGCTACGGTGTCCGCCGTTTGGAATAGAAAAAATCCTAACAGGAGCGTATTTCCTCCTGAACCATTTGACAAATTCCCTTTGCTCCTCATGCTCCGATTTTAATATGCCTTTCGGTGAAACCATATTCTTTGGCAGCGCGTTCTCTTGCAAGTTTAGCTTCCTCAAATGTTTCATATGAGCCAAGGCTTATCTCCTTTTGATCAATCTTGATTCTGGCACGCCATCTGTTTTTTACCTTTTTAACGCCAACCGCGCCGCTGGTATTATTTTTTGGAAAACCTCTGTTTTTGTGATTTTCCGAATGCTTCACCAGCCTAAGGTTGATGATGGAATTGTTAGTCGCATCGCCATCGATATGATCGATTGAATGGCCTTGTGGAATTTCTCCAAATGCCATTCGCCATGCAATCCGATGGGCAAAGTGCATTTTTTTATTAATGATGATTTTCGTTCTGGTGTAATCAAATTTAGGATTTGGCTTGTATGTTGTTCCGGCTTTTGTTCCGGCATACCTGCCATTCCATTGCCACCATGCACGATCAGAATCGAAGTGATGCCTTGGGCGATGTTTCCATACAAATGAGCCATTTTCAGGATTATAATCCAAAGCCTCATTCAAATAAGCTAAATCCATAATGCCTCCTTTTGTTTGGTATAACAAAATGGTGGCTAGAATGGAATCATCTGTTCCCACTTCTCACATTGACCATAGCTGTTCACGAACTCGATCGGCGGCTCCATCTTGAAGATGAAGCACTGCCCATCGCCGCTATAGTGATCGCAGGTGTGGCAGCAGGGTGGTGGGCCAGCTTTGGTCCATTCCTCATATTGCACCAAAAAATCTGGCTTTGGCGGTCTAGGCATTGGTCCATTTCCTCCTCACGACTCGATAATATTTCCCGTCACGGCGATACTCGATCAAGCTGGGGCAATCGCCATCATTTAGCCGATCAGCCCATTCCTCAAGCGCATCCGCACCAGCAAAGCCAACGCCAGCACGATCCGCAATCGTCGCCACGGTGTTCAGCGCCTTCTGGCCGGCATAGCCTTCATGCGTCACTGGGAAATACTCGACCACGCTGGGATCGCTCAGGCCACCATAATAGGACACGGCCAGCATATCCTTGCCGCTGGCCTTACTGGTGTGCTTGCGCCAGTTCCAGCCTGTCAGGGCCATCTCCTCGGCCTCCAGCCCCATGATGTCATCTTGGCGCAGCTCCAGCTTCTTCTTCTCAGGCTCAGGGAAGGCTGCACCGCAAGTCGGACACTCCTTGGCGCTGATATGCACCAGCTCGTTGCACTCGTCGCAGACCTTGACCGGAGCCTCGCCATTACCCTCACCCTTGCGCTTGGGCGGCTCCACAGCAGTGATAGGGCCGTGCATCTGCACCACGCCAGCAAAATCCAACACTAAGCAATGATCGGTATGGCTCTTCACTCGCATACCGCGTCCCGCCATCTGCACATACAAGCTGGCGCTCATTGTTGGCCGCAGCATGGCGATCAGATCGATGTCAGGATAGTCGAAGCCAGTGGTCAGCACATTGGCGTTGGTCAGCGCCTTTAATTGTCCAGATTTAAAGGCAGACAGCAATCGTTCCCGCTCGGCCTTTGGCGTTGATCCAGTCACGCAGGCGGCTGGAACACCATGCGATTGCAGCACCTCGGCCACAGCTTCGGCATGGTGAACACCAGCGCAAAAGAACAGCCAAGCCTTGCGATCGCTAGCCAATGCCATGACTTCACGCACCACCCGCAGATTGTTCTCGTCGGTATCGACCGCAGCCTGCAACTCGCTCTCGATGAACTCACCGCCACGCTTATGCACGCCAGACGTATCGAGCGCGGCCTTGGTGACTTTGCTTCGCAGCGTCGAGAGATAGCCTTTATGGACCAGCTCCTCTATCGTGACTGGCTCAATTAGATCATCAAACAGCGCAGGCTTGTCCGTGATCAGGCCATGCCCCAGGCGATAAGGCGTGGCAGTCAGGCCAACCACACGCATCGCAGGATTGATCGCCTTTAACTCGGCCAGGAACGTCCGATAGCCACCTTCGTCTTTATGGCTGACCAGGTGGCACTCGTCGATGATGCACAGATCGATATGGCCGACGCGGCTGGCGTGCTTCCTGATCGATTGAATGCCAGCGAATGTGATCGGCTCACCCAGCTGCTTGCGGCCCATGCCAGCCGAATAGATGCCCATCGGTGCGCCGCGCCAGTGTTCGCGCATCTTCTCCGCGTTCTGCTCGATCAGCTCCTTAACGTGCGTTAGCATCAAGATCCGCGTCTCAGGCCAGTTCTGGATCGCGTCTTTACAGAGCGCAGCCACGATGTGGCTCTTGCCTGATCCAGTTGGCAGCACCAGGCATGGGTTCCCCTGCTTGCCAGCCGCGAACCATGCGTAAAGCTGATCGATGGCGCGCTGTTGGTAGTCACGCAGCATCAGCCAATCACCTCCGCACCGGGAAAGATGCTCTTCGCTTCCTCAACCATCGGATCACCGCACGCAGCCGGGTTTGCCACGATCTCCCGGCTCTTGTATCCGTTGGCTCCATTCTCGATCACGCGATCGCCAATCTTCCACATGACGGATAAGCCATCTTCGCTCGGGATCATGGCCCAAGGCACCAAATCAGGGTGCAGGATATGATCGTCGCAGCCTTCGTGCTGGAACTCGACCGGAATGCCGTCAGCCTCATGGCGTTCGCAGCGCCAGGTTGAGTCAGCTAACGCTGAACTATGCGCGCAGGTGCGGCAGTTGGCGTATTTGGTTGGCTCGGCCTTGTGGCAGAAGCTGTGCGCTGGGCAAAAGCGGCACTGATACCATGTCGGATCGGCGCTCAATGGCTCAGGAATGCGGTCCTGCAGCGCAAGGCGCTTGCCCCGCTCAATATACCGCTCGGCCACAGCCTGGTCGTATTTAACGCGCTCGGTATAGATCCTGTCATCGTCCTTGCAGACCGCCAGATAAAGCGCCCGATCGATGTTGGTGCCGTGCATATAGACCTGCATCTGGACGAAGTGCATCGGCTTGGACTTCTCGACACCTAGCTTGACCATCTCGTCAAAGCTCTTCTTCGAGTGCGTCTTGAACTCAGCCACATGGCGCTTCTTCGGTGCCTCAGGCACGCCAGATTGAATGATGCCATCCAGAGATCCAGAAACGTGACTGCCGAAGTTCACACGCTGCTGGCTTGATCTAATATCGATCCCGATCGCGCGCAGATCCCGAATGATCGTATCTTCCTCCATCTGGCCGCGCCGGAACAGGCGGAGGATGCGGCCTTCGAACTGCTCACGCACAGCCCAGCGAAACGAAAGCCAAAGCCACCGATCGCAGGGATGGCCTAGCAAGCTGCAACCCATATGCGGACGCGGCTTCTCGGATTTGCTCTCGTGGTATTGGTCGATCAGGCTCGATATGGTATGAATAGGTTCAGGCAGCTTCATGGTTGTCTCACTTCCGAATGGAAATTGACCTCGGCAGGTTTCTCCCTTCCCTGCCGAGGTCTTTTCATTTCACTTCGCCCAAGGCGGCTTCGATCCACCAGGTGCAGAAGATGCTGCAGGTGCGCTTGAGGCAACCGAAGGCATCGGCGCTGATGTGCCGTTTGCAGCCTTAAAGCCAGCCACCTCGTTCTTGTTCTCGGTATAGCCAGCGGCCTTATCCTTGTCGGTCGGCTGCTTGATCTTGATCTTGATGCAAAGCTGACCACCGATCAGTTGGTCGGTATCCTCAACCCGTGCCAGACCGATCGCCCGCATGATCTCGCCAAGCTGCTGGCGACCGATCTCCTCGGCCTTTTGGCTCTGATTGCGGATGTTCACCGCTTGAAAGATCACGCGGCCTTGCTGCGTTGGGCCAGTGATGTCGTAACGCACATCGATCTTCTGGCCCGTGCCAGACTTGGTGTTGCCAAGCTCGGCCTTAGTGATGGTGGCGTTATACCAGCCTTCGGGAATCAGTTCGTAATTGCGATCCGACTGCGGAAGGTCGTCAACGCCAAAGGTTTCTCCAAGAAATGCCATGATTATTCTCCTGCCTTGGTGATGGTAAAGGA